CTGGCTCTTCTCCTATGGATAAGTGCCCATTCATCCCTTTACGTCTTTTCCGAGTAGCTCACGAAGCTTATGGACGTAGCTTCTGTGAAGACCTCTTAGGGGACCTTAAGTCTCTTGAGTATTTATCTAAATCAATTGTTGAAGGATCTGCAGCAGCAGCTAAAATAATATTCTTATGTAATCCAAATGGAACTACACGACCCGATAGTTTGGCTAGAGCTAGCAATGGTAGCATTGTGGCTGGTAATCCTAATGATGTAGCACCACTACAAATGAATAAGCAGGCCGACCTTACGGTTGCCCTGAATACTATTGCTCGAATAGAACAAAGACTTAGTTTTGCTTTCTTATTGAATAGTGCTATCCAAGCTGGTACTCAAGGACGGGACCGAGTCACTGCGGAAGAGATCAGAATGATTGCCCAGGAATTGGAGACAGGGTTGGGAGGGGTCTATTCCATACTTTCTGTAGAACTACAGCTACCTATGGTTAATAGGAAGATGGCTCTAATGGAACGTCAGGGTCGTTTACCGAAATTACCGAAGGATATTGTGAAGCCTAGAATTACGACTGGATTAGATGCTTTAGGTAGAGGTAACGATAAAGTTAAATTAATAGAATTTATTCAAACCCTAGCTCAAACCTTAGGTCCTGAGGTTATGAGTAAGTTTGTTAATAACCAAGAACTGATTACAAGACTTGCAGCTTCTGACGGTTTAGATACTTACAAGCTAATAAAATCTGAAGAAGAGCTAGTGGCAGAGGAGCAACAACAGGCTATGATGATGCAACAACAAGCTGCAGGGCAGGACCCACAAAATGATCCTGCAAAACAAGCAGCCCTTATCAAAGCAGAAAATGACTCAATCAGGACGGGACAGGAAATTTCAGAGGCCCAAGCAGGAGCCTAAAGTTGTTATTACAGAAGAGGTAGATATTAAACCTCCTAAAGAAGAGAGTGAAATTGAGAGGCGTATTAGAGAACTGAAGGAAAAGAAGCCTCAGATTTACCAAGAATATGTAAATGCTATTGAAAGTCAGAAACGTGCCACAATAGGCTCTGACTTATCTCTTCGTATAGGCTAATTATGGAGTTAAATTCTGGCGATGGCACAGGTACACAGGAAACTGGGCCGTATAACGAAGCGGATCTCGCAATTCTCAAAGAGGGCGATCAAGAACAACCTCAAGAGCAACCACCTCAAGAAGAACTTATCGGGGGTAAATTCAAAACTGCGGATGACCTCCTTGAAGCTTACCAAGCGCTTGAAAAGAAACTTGGAGACCGTTCAGGCTATCAAAGGACTGAAGAGGAATCTAAAGAGGGAACAGAAGAGACTGAGGCGAAGACTGATGACCTAGACGGTGGTCCTATTACTCAAGAAGAGGAGCAGGCTATTCTGGAAAGTGTAGGAGGTAAAGATGCCTTCTCCAAAATACACGAGTGGGCTAAAGGTGCTCTTAATGAAGATGAGCTAACCGTCTATAACAGGGAGGTTGCTAGTGGTGACTACTTCAGGGCGAGGAATGCACTTCAATCTATGGCGTTTGCTTATACCGAAAGTAATGGCTCTGAACCAGACTTAATAGGAGGAAAACTAACAGGTCGTACTACTGATGTATATAGATCTAATCAAGAAGTTATCGAGGCTATGAACGACGAAAGGTATTTAAAAGATGATGCTTATACCAGAGATGTGGAAGAAAAGCTAGGACGTAGTAACGTATTACTTCCTAGATAAGCTAATATTAAAGAAGCTTAAGTATTTATATTGTTGCCTCTGAGGAGATAACAGCAGTGGTGTACTAAGCATTAAGCATTTTAACTATTAAATCGATGCCAGATTTTTCGAGCATCTCCAGGTTAGGTGGCATTAATGGCGCTCAGTATAATGCTGGGTCTGCTGCTGGTAACTACGAAAAGGAGAATGCAAATTTTATGAAAATCTTCTCTGGAGAAGTCCTAACGGTCTTCAATAGAGAAACTATTTTCAAAGATCTAACCCAAAAGCGTACCATCTCATCGGGTAAATCCGCTGAGTTTCCAATCACAGGACGCTTTTCTAGCCGCTACCATCGTCCAGGCGATTGGATAACAGGCCAAGGAAACAAAGGGATGACAGGATCAAAGATTATTACAATCGACGATCTACTCATCGCTGATGCCTCAATTTATGATTTAGATGAAGCCAAACTCCATTGGGACGTTCGTAGCATCTACTCAAAAGAATTAGGTAGGGCACTTTCAAGGGCCTATGACCAGCGTCTAGTCCGTACACTTCTAACAGCTTCCGAGTCTGATGGACGTGTTAAGGATTGGGATTCTAAGAGATTCCAAATCGCAGGTGGTACTGTCAACTCTGTAGCCGCTAACGGAACCGTAACTATAAGTGCTAACTTCGCAACTGCTGAGCTTTCATACTGGGCTGTTGGTGAAAGTGTTTATGGTGAGGATTCAGGTGCTTACGGTGTTATCACTACAGCTCCTTCTAACGGTGCTGCAACATTCGTTATCTCTCCTGTTGGAGCTATTGGTACAGGTACTGATTCAACCTTCAAGGTTGGAGAGCGTCTATTCGTTCTGAACGCACTTCCTGGTGGAACTGCACTAACAACAGGTACTCTTAACGCTACAAGATCTACTCGTGGTGATGAGATTGTTGAGCAGTTCTATATCGCTTGTCAAGCACTTGATGAGAAAGATGCTCCTCGTGAGGGTCGTGTAGCTGTAGTTGGTCCTGGTGCTTACTATGACTTGATTGCTTCTTCTAGAGCTATCAATACAGACTGGAACTCAGGTGGTGGTGCAAACGGATCATTCAAAGGTAACAACGTTCTTAGCGTTGCTGGTTTTGAAATCCGTGTATCTAATCATCTTGGTGATAACGCTTACAACTCAGCTCGTCAGGGCTACATCGGTCAAGCTAACCAAGCTGCTACAACTCGTGGTGAGCGTCCTAACTACATCAATGGTAACGACGGCTCAGACGGTACTGCTGCTGCAGGTACTAATGACTACTGGCAGGATGAGCAAGGCAACACTTCAAGTATTGCTAACTTGTTCGCCCTTTGCTTCACAAAAGAAGCAGTCGGCACAGTGGCTCTTAAGGACCTCAATATGCAGATGACTGGATCTGAGTACAAAGCGATGACTCAGTCCACCATGATGGTTGCTTCCTACGCTGTTGGACACGGTATTCTCCGTCCCGACTGCTGTGTAAGCATCAAGCATGACGGTACTAACCGCTGGTAATTAATTCTCTAATTACGAATACAATAAGGGGAGGCGTAAGTTTCCCCTTTTTGTTTAAATATGGCAACTACTAAATTACAAGCAGTAAATACTCTTCTATCCATTATTGGGGAAGCACCTGTTAACTCATTGGTTCCTCCTTTAACTGGTGACACAAGTCTTGCAGATAGTGTTCTTGATGAGGTAAGTAAAGAAGTCCAAGGCGAAGGTTGGTCTTGGAACACAATGATGTATGATTCCATACCTTTAGATGCTAATGGGCATAGTTCTCTTCCTAGTAATACTCTTGCTGTACGTTTTAATCCAGTCTCTTATCCAACCCAACGGTTTGTATTAAGAGGTATTAAACTTTTTGATCGTGTTAAGAACTCTTATGATTTACGAGGAAGTTTAGGAGTAGCTTTAACTGGGAGTACTACAGATTTAGTAGCTGAAATTATAGAAGAATTAGCTTGGGATGATATACCAGAAACAGGTAAGCGTTACATAATGATTAGATCTGGAAGGATATTTTCTAACAGAGCTATTACTTCAACCAGCATAGAAGCTTATACTCAAGAAGATGAGGAGAATGCTCGTCAGATATTAAAACGTACTGAAGATATGGCACAGAACTATAACTTCATTGCTGGTCCTGATGATTTATACGATGGTCGTGTAAGAACTACCTTTGGTCCTGATATTCTTAACCGCTAATGTCTAAAGAACTTTATAGTCAAATTATTGGTCCACTAAATAAAGGAGTGAATCAACAGGCAGATAGCTTTGTTTTACCAGGCTTTGCTAATTCTCTTGAGAATGCTAACTGTGATCTTGTAGAAGGTCTTAAGAAAAGACTTGGATCAGTTCCAGTAAAAAGGATTGATACTCTTACTAAGAATGCAGGGGGTAATACTTTAGTAGGTACGATTAAATGGGATGAAGCTTGGGTTTATGTTTACAACAGGAGTACCGATGAAAGGTTCATACTTATTATTGCTGATGACAGCAGGACTATTACTAAAACTGTTACTACTGTCAATAACTCTGCGGTGGTTACTGTAACTTCAGGCGGTGTAACTGATTTATTTGTTGGATCTGTAGTAAGTGGTACTAACATTCCTAGTGGATCAAAGATTGTTGAGATTGGTGCAACTACTTTTACTCTGGATAAAAATGCAACAGGTGCAGGCTCTGGTATTACTGCCACTATTGAATCTAACTACACCTTTGCTGCAGGGGTATCCAATGTAGAACCTATTAGTGGAACACTTCCTGAAGTTGTTCCTGTGGAACAGGTTTTTGCAAATGTAACCAGTACTAATCTTGAATACCTTAGAGGTTCAGGTAGAGCTAGAGATAGATTTAGAGCAACATCATTTCAGGATTATGTTTTTATAACTAATATCCAAAAGAAGACTGATTACGATAGTTCAGAAACTTTAACAAGGTATAATATCGGATCTATAAGTAACACCTATCAACCTATAAAAGCTCAGGTATGGGTAAAGCTAGTTGATTACAATACTAAATATTCAGTTGATATAGAACTAGATGACGGAGATAAGATACGTGGTCACTACCAGACACCAAGTCTTACTGACGCTGCTGGAAACTCAAACATAGTTAGCTCTGCCACTATTGCAGAAAAGCTTGTTACTAATACAGATACTGTTACAGGTACAACAACCAATGGTAACTCCACTATTACAAGTGTTAGTACTACCGCTTCTACTGGTGATATATGGAAAATACATGGACAAGAACTCGTTACTGGTACAGGTATACCATCTAATACTTTTGTAGGTACTGTTGATACATCGGCAGGTACTTTTACTCTTGTTAATGAATCAGGTGCAGCAGTAAACGCAACAGCTAACGGTGCTCAAACATTAACTATTAAACACGGTATTGACGATGTAGACATACATAACAAACTAACTTTCACTGTTCAAGATTCTCAAATTTTAATTGGATGTGCTAGTGCTTCTAGATATATAAAAAGCTTTGTAGCCTCTGATGCTAGAGGTAACAGCTTGATGTCTGGTTTTTCTAATCAGGTTACTTCTATTGTTGATCTTCCTACTACATCTTGGGAAGGTTACACAGTACTTGTAGCTCCAGATGGTACAGCAGATAAGAGTTCTTATTATCTGAAGTTTAATGCTGAGAACACTACTGTTGCTGGTACTTATGGTAGAGGTACTTGGGAAGAGTCAGGAGGATGGGGAGCTAGAGGAAAGCTAGACGACAACACCATGCCTCACACTTTTGTTTACTACAGAAACGATGATGGTCTTGTAAGGTTTACGTTTCAACCCTTTAGTGGTAGTAACTATACAGACGGTTCTACTACCATTGCCATACCTGGCTGGGTTGAAAGATTAGCAGGTGATGAAACGGAACAAGAAGGTCCATCCTTTGTAGGGTTTACTATTAACGATATTGTGTTCTTTAAGAACCGATTAGGTTTTATTAGTGGAGAGAATGTAATACTTAGTGAAGCTGGTTCTTACTACAATTACTGGCAACAATCAGCCTTACAGGTTATAGACAATGATCCTATAGATTTAACTGCTGTCAGTAACGACGTTGCTGTACTTAACTATGCTTTACAGCAGCAAGATGAATTAGTTCTTTTCTCTAATGAAAACCAGTTCAGACTTTATTCAGGCGACAACGTAACGTTTAGTCCTGAGACTGCCTCTATAGGTAGGATTAGCTCCATCACTATGGAGTCAAAAGTTAAGCCTCAACAGGTAGGACCTCAAGTAATCTTCCCAGTTAGAGAAGGTGACTTCACTGGGATGCATACATTCATCACAACAGATAGAACAGTAGGAATTAATCTAGGTCAAACCGCTGTTATTACAGAGACAATACCTAAGTACATACCTAAGAATATTGATTCTTTAGCTGTTAGTAGAACTGATCAGTATCTAGTAGCTCTTAGTGGTGATGATCAAGATGCTTTATATGTATATCAATTCTTCTGGGAAGCTACTGGTGGTTCACTAACTAACAGACAGAACGCTTGGTCTAAGTGGACATTTCCTAACAAGTCTATACACTGGTGTGACTTTGTTGAAGGTACTTTGTTTACACTAAATAAGTACACAGAGAATAGTACTGTTAAGTATTACCTCGAAGGTATTAATGCTTCTAGACCTCCTCAAGATGAAAAGGATCTGTTTCTATTAGATAGAACTTTATCTAGTTCTATTACTACAGATTTAGGAGCTGTAACGTTTACCTACAGTGGTCTTACTAATAAAACAACAGTAAACCTCCCCTACTACACCGTTAACCCTAGTCAGTTTGTCATCATCAAAGTTGATAAAACAGATGTTAACGAGGCTGCGAAACGTTGGATTGTGGCTCAATCTGTTCCTGCGGGGGTTAATTCTTTTATTTGTGATAGCCTTGGAGATTTTAGTGGAGCGAACGTTTCTTGGGTCTTTGGGGAGAAAGTTACTTTCAAATTTACTCCTCCTCAGCTCATGCCCTATAGCAAAACTGCGACGGACAATACTTTTATTGGTAATCGTACTGGTCGCCTTCAGTTACGATATGTGGACGTTTACTATAATGATGCACGATACTTCACCATCGACGTGACTCCTGATTTCAGAGATAAGAAAACTTACGAGTTTGATAGAAGAGATCCTCTCAATGCAAATATTGTGTTAAGCCAAGCATCTGACTTTGATGAAAGTAAATTCAGAGCCTATATCCAAAGTAAGAACGACCAAGTTAAAGTAGAAGTAGTAAACGACAGCATTGATCAAGCCAAGTTCGTTGCTTTAGAGTGGACGGGCTTGTACTTTGACGTAGCGAGGAAGTATGGCTAATGGCTACAGACACTACTAAATTATTAAATAACGCTCCTGACATAGGCAAGAAGAACAGGTTTATGTCTCCTGGCATGACAGCAACTCTTGATGCTGGATTTAATATTGCAGCTACTTATTTCGACCATCAGTTTAAGAAGTACGAAACTCAACGTGCTAACGCTGTAGCAGAGCAACAGTATTACAGAGCAAAACTTAATAAAGAGAAAGAGAATTATCGTAACTATGAAGTAGATCTAAGGAACTGGTATAGAGATACAGACTGGGTAGAACAGCGTAGACAATATGAAGAGAAACGTAAGGAGCTTCAAGCTGGGTATAAAGGAGAAGTAACTATTGCAGCTACTCAGAACTTTGAAAGAATGATTGCCAATATTGAAGGTAGGTTCTATGAAGAAGAGGCTAGAGATGTTGTCCAGATGGATTCTATTAGAACTGAATTAATATCTCAAGCAGTTAAGAAGGTAGCTTCTGGACAGGTTGGTAGAACAGTTAAAGCTTTAGGTAATCAGTTTGAGCAACAATGGTTAGCTAATCTCAGTAACCGTAATATTACTCGTAGGTTTAGGATACAAGATAAGGAGAATCAAAAGGTAGCTGCAGACACAGCTAGACAGAACACAGTTAACGCTGTTCAGTTCTACACACCAACACCTATTGCAGACACTGTAAAACCTATGATGCCTCTACCTGTTGAGGGCGTTGCACCTACTCCAGCAATTCAACCTGGAGGTTTAGGAATTAAGATTGCTCAAGCGGGTCTAAAATCCTTTCAAAAATATCAAGATTCACTACCCTCTTATGAAGGAGGTGATGCTCTAAAACGTAACACAGTTTCACTCAGTGACAAATGACAAGTAGCGGCGGTAGAAACCAGTTCCAAATAACTCCTAAGAGATCTCAATTTGAGAACTTAGCAGTTACTCCTGAGAAACCTACTCTTCCTGGAGCACCAGCTCAACCAAATAGAGAGCGATATCGAACTGGTGGGCAGTTATATGATAAATCTTCCTTTCAAACAGATGAAAGATTACAATCTGCTGTTGATGCAATAGAAGAGTTTATAGATCCTCAGACTGGCGGTTGGACTAAATCTCAAGAGATGCTTCTTCAACATTGGAGAACAGAATCTCAAAAGATAGCAAATTCAGTAAGACAGGCAGATTCTTGGTTGGAATCTGTTGATGCTGCTACTAAAAATGCAGAGAGAAATGCTGATGTAGTTAGGCTTTTAGAAAAGAAAGGTGAAATTGAATTAGCTAGAGAGACAGCTTTAAACGATAATACAAACGCTTTTTACTACTGGGATGCGGTTGCTTATGATGCAGGTAGAGATGCTGCAATTACTTTAAGAGATATAGGTATTAAAGATTTAACTCATATAGCTTCTTTAGATGAAACTAAGAGAGGTTTATACATACAGGAACTTGCAGCAGGAGCACTTAAAGGATATGAACATATACCTTCAGCAGCTAGAGCAGCGAGAATAGACCCACTAATGGCTTCTGTTTCTGCTGAATTAAAAGCAGAAGCTAATAGTAGAGCTAGAGAATTTAAAGATGATGTAGATAGGCGTACCTCTACTCAGAAGCTTAGAGGAGCAGTTAGTGAAGCTTCTAAATTAATCTTCGCTGATCAAGATGGTCCATTAGTAGTTGCCAATATAAGAACAGGAATACTTAAACAAAGAGCATTCTGGATGAATGACCGTGGTAAAAGCGGTAGGTTTGCTACTGAACAGTTATCTTTATCAATCCAAAATGGAGATTTATTTGTAGATACAAATCAAGATTCTTGGGATGATTGGGCACAAGCTGGGGTAGGTATAGATGCTTCTTATTTTCTTAAGTCTTTAGATGGGATGAAAGTTATTGATGAGAAAGGGGAGATGATAAACCTATTAGATGCTAGAGATTCAGCGGGTATAAGTATAAGAGATAGGATACGGGAATATGGAAAAAAGCAGTCAGCATTATATACAGCTCATATTAATGCTCAAGAAAAATCTTTAAATGCAATAACAAAAGATTTTCAACGTGACATTATAAGTGATTCTAATGATTGGGGTGCACAGAATCCAAATGCTAGTTATACGCAGATAGAAGAACAAAGAAATAAGGTAAGAAATCAAATTGAAAAAGAGATGGAGAGTAACGGTGCTCTTAAAGACCTATTTGGTGATGGTGATATAGAGAAATTGTTAGATAGGGCTTACCCTCTTGCTCTTGTAGATACACCTCCAGATATGGAGGCAGACATATTAGCAGCAGTTAATCGCTCCATTTGGCTCGATAATGACACGGAGATCCCTCCAGACATCATGCAAATGATGACAACAGAGGATGGTAAGTATTATTCCGTTTATAAGGATGTTCGTAAGCTGTATGGAGATTCAAATAAAGAAGTTTTTAAAAATAATAGAACGAAAGTAAATAACCTTGTTAAGGAAAATATAACCAGTTTAAAGGGTGAATTACCTGTAATACTAAGGGATCATCCAGGTTTAATAGATTTATATAAAGGTTCTAATGAGGGTAAAGCTCACGCAAAAGAATTAGTAGATGTTGCACAAGCTAAAATATTCCCAATATTAGAGCCTAGATTTAAAGAGCTTTTAAGAAATAACTATGTAGCAGCTATAAAAGCTAAGAAAGATATCAATAGTCAAGTAGTACAAAAAGAGATATATAACTCAGCTCTTAACGACCTTAAGAGTGATCCACTTCTAGGTGACATTGACTCATGGATTCAAAAAGTACCAGGAACTAACCAGTACAGACTTAGAAATATAGCCACACCAGATGGTGTAGTACTCAGCTACCCTAACGGTGAGTTTGTACCAGGGCAGATAAACTCACCATCAGGTAATGGTAATAAGGCTAATTTTACATATAGCGATAATGGTTTAAGCGCATCACTGTATTACCAAGGTGAGTTCGTAGGACCAAACGCTAGAAAGAATTTTGATGAATTTACAAGAAAAACTATTCTCATACCTGAAGACCACTTAAAAGCTTGGTCACACGCAAGGACTCTTCTCTCCCAAGGGAAGCCTATACCTGAAGGTCTTATCACTGAAGATATGAGAGAGACTCTAACTAATTTAAGTAGTAGAGCTACTAATGGTGCAGTAGAACCTTGGGAACTCTTAAAAAGATCTCATGAAGTTTTCTACGGTAATACAAAAACTATGGGATTAGATCTTAGTGATGAAGACAATAAGAGTATTTATCAACAGCTAGGCTCTTTAACAGGCTCAGTTAGTGCTTCTAATGAAGCTGATGATTCTATAGATTCTTCAAGTATCACAGTTAAGCCTATGACAAGGCTTATATACGGAGTAAATAACTATGGTGTATCAGTATCTTTAACTAAAGGTAACGATCAACAGTTTTCAAATGATGTACCTACACCTGTAAATGGTGAGATTGTTGAAGTTGGTAATAATAGTATTGATGGTAATTTCGTAGTTATCAGAACGAATAGTAAATCTAATTACAACGAAAAAGGTGACTTAGTTAAAATCTCTAATTTAGCTAGTACAGATGTTGAAGTAGGAGATGTGGTAGAGCCAGGAGAGCAGATAGGGTTACAAGGAGATGATACAGACCTTAACAGTGGAGAAAGGTCTACCACTGGTAGCATAGTTTCCCCAGGGCATCTCACTGTTCAAATATTCCAAGGTGATACTGGAGAAGTAGGTACTGATACTCAATACAGTCAAGGTTATAACACAGCATTTGTTAACGGTATGTTCATACCTCTTTATACAGATGTGCTAGCTGCGGCTAATGAAGTACCTGCAACACCTATAAATATAGAAAAAGGGCTTGGTTGGGCACCAGATGATATTGATGTAGGTGGTGCAAAAACGATTATTTTACCTGAAACAACACGAGCAAGTGGACCATTTAAAAATGCTGATGGTACTTGGAGGCTAGAAGGTCCTCCTTTTACTCGAAGTAAATTACATCAGATAGCTTCAGATCATGCAATGGGCACTCTTGAGTCTCAGCTATCTTTAAGAGGTGGAGAGAAGTTGAAAGGAGGATTTTTGTGGACATCTATCAATCCAAAATATCGTAAACTCTATTTCCAATTAAGAGATAAGAATCTAAAGGAACTAATTGAATTAGAGAATACTAGAGTAAAACCTACAGAAGCTGAATTAGAAGCAGCTAGAACTGATAAACGTTTAAAGACGGTTAAAAGCTCTAACTTTGCTACGAATCTAAAATAGAAATATGATGAAAAGAGTAAGATACTACTATAACGAGTAAAATTAAATGCCATACGTCCCGCAGGTTGACGGACCCCCTATTTGGGTCGAAGACGAAGATGAAGCTAATCAACGCTATGGAGCTGAGTTTGGTGTAGAAACACCAGAAAGAGACTTCACTGGTATAGCTGATACAAAAGCTGAAGAAGAGCAGAAGGGTGGTCAGTGGTATAACCCTGTAGATGCTGCAAGAGGGATAATAACTGGTGCAACTCAAATACCTGGTGAGCTTTACTCTACTGGACAGCAGCTAGGTTTAAGAGGGATGCAGGAGGGTGGACTCTTATGGGGTCTAACTACTTTTGGTAAGTCTGAGCAGGAGAAAGATTTTATAGCTGAAGAGGCTAAGTTCCAGCTAGATGCCCTTGAAAAGCTTGGTGTTAGACCTGACGGTTCTAACTACGGACTTCCTAGTGAGTTTGGAATATTAAGCAATAATAATGAGACTAGAAAGAAATGGTTAGAACCTAGATCAGGGTTCTGGAAAGTAGGTGCTGATATTACTTCAGTTATTGTCTCATCTATAGCTACTAGCGGTGCTAACTTACCACTCCTAGCTGGTACTTCTAAGCTGCCAACAGCTTATAAGATTGCTGGTTCTATAGGTCTAGGAGCTAAATCTTCAGGTGCTAAAAAGCTTCTTAGAGGTGCTGTAATCCTATCGCTCAAGGATTTACTACCTAATGCTGTAGAAGATTTTGTTTACTTTAAACCAGAAGCTAATAAAGAAGTAGCAGGTGCTTTATCTCTTATAAAGGATCTACCAGATGATCAGAAACGTTTAGCAATACAAGCTCTATTAGCTGAAACAGACACTGAGTTTAGCTACTCAATGAAGCAGCTAGAGGAAGTAGCTGGTGGTGCTATAGCTGTTGGAGTATTAAATGGTGTATTCCGTGCAGGTAGGAAGCTATTAAAAAGAACAAAGGCTGAAGTTAAAACAACAACCCCTGATGGTAAGCCTAAGAGTGCAGATGAAATTCAAAAGCAACAGGATCAGATACTAGATGAAGTATTAGATGAAGAGATTCCAGGTATTGAGAAAGCTTTAGAAGATGAACAGTGGACTAAAGCTGAGATTTCTAGTAACCAAGAACTAGGTAAACTCAACCGTCAGTTTGCTTCTCAGACTGATGAGTTTACTAGAGAGTTTTCTTCAGGTCTTCATCGTTTTGCAGAAGTCTATCTGAATAAATCTAAGGGTTCTCCTCTTGTTTCAGATGCTGGAAAGATTGAAGATCTAACAAAAAGAGTTGGTGATCTAAGATGGCTTGATCAACAGGTTAAAGAACTCGACTTTATAGTTGGTAGAAGGGTTGCTAAGGGTGATAAGAATTTCACTCTAACTCCTGAGTTATCACAGAAAATAAGACAAGAATATCAAGCAAAGTTAGATGATTTTGATGCTCAAATTGAAGCTAACCCTATTCAATATGTAACAGGTAAACGAGGTTATAAGACTAAGAAGCGTGTACCTAAGTCTGGTTGGCAGAGTAACGCTCAAAATATGCGTAAGTATAATGACGCTAAAGCAGTAATAAAAGGTTTAGATGATTGGGATAAGATAAACTCTGAATTTGGTGTCAGTCAGACTGGTATAAGAGAGGCTTCTTTAGGAGATGCTAGAAAGAACTTAACAGATGAAGTTGAAAGAGGTAACCGTGGTCTTAGGACTATTCTTGAAGCTTTTAAAGAAAAGTTGAATGGATTAGATACTACAGCCGCAAATCTTATAGATACCAAGAATTATCAAAGAAGACTCTTTGAACAGCTAGGAAGACTTGAAGAAATAGGAGATTTAGTACCTAGAGGTGCTTCTTGGGATAACTACTCAGAACTTAGCCC